GAAGATGAATGGCTTGAAGAACGTAATAATGTAATTGAAGATCTTAAATTAAGATTCAGACAAAACCAAATTGAACAAGAAGGCAACGACCCAACATTAACAGGAACATCATTTGGGACACCACACGATTTAGCATCAATTCATATGAGTTCTGACGATGTAGAAGATAAAGATCAAGGTGGAAGACCACCAGAGGGAATTAAATATGGACAACATAAAAATGAATTTGGCTGGGATCCAACTGGTGCTAAAACAATCAAACAAGGCACAAATCTAAATAATATTTCAACCACATTTCAACCCGATCCAAGATTTAGAAACACAAGAACAACTATAGCAACCGAAAATGCCGATATCTTAAAGAAATTAAGACCAAAAAAACCAAAGATTATAACAGAAGAACAAAATAAAGATATAGATTCCGGCACAATGTTGGATGAAGACAATATTTTATAATTAACACAATATTTATATGTAAAGGAACTGTATTTCGATATGAAAAAACTAAAACATTCTAAATATAAGAATACGGCAATATTATTCGAAATTTTAGTAAGGAAATTAACATCTGAATCATTGACTTCAGATAAGTCAGTGACGATTGATATAATTAAAAAGTATTTCGGAAAAAATACAGAGATGTCAAAAGAACTACAATTATATAATTCATTAATAAAAGAACAATTTAAGTCAGAAGCAAGAGCATTAGATTTTATTAGATCTTGTAAAGATACACACAATAAATTAAATAAATCTTTAATTAAAAGACAACGATATAATTTAGTAAAAGAAATATCAAACAATTTTATTTTTGAAAAAATGTCAAAAATTAGGATTAATAATTATAAACAAATCGCTTCGATATATAAATTATTTGAATATGATGAATCACGTAATCCTAAACAAATATTAGAATGTAAAGATGTAATTATAGAACATATTTTAATTGGAAATGTAAATACTCCGAAAAAAGATAATGTATTAGAAACATTTAAAAATCAACATAAAGATGTTCGATTATTAACATATAAATTATTAATTGATAAGTTTAACCAAAAATATTCTAGTTTAAATGAATCACAAAAGAATTTACTTAATCATTATATCACACACGTTAATGATACTGAGTCTTTAAAGGAATATATCCACAAAGTTATTCCAACTATTAAAAAACAATTAAAAGAACATGTTAAATTAATAGATGATAAAGTAACAAAAATTAAAGTAGACAAATTATCAGAAATGCTTTGTAACGTCGAATCAATTAAAACTATTAAAGAATCTCATGTATTATCATTATTAAGATATTTTGATTTAATTAAAGAATTAAAAGAGGCAAATATAAAATGAAATCTTTTTTAAAGGAAATAGAAAAAAAATTTAAAACTATCGATGAAGCAGAACTTTGTGAAGAATGTGGTATGCATGAATGTATATGTATAGATGAAGCCGATATCGTAGTTAAACCAGAAGATATTGATACAGTTAAAAAAGAATTAGATCCAGATGATAGATTAGTTGTAGAAGAAGAATTAGATGAGATATCTGCAACAGGAGCAGGAGAGGCATACCAAACACCAAATGCCTTTGGCAAGAAGAAACGAGATTATAAATGGTCATCAGTATCAGAAGCAATGGATAAGAAATATGAAAAGTTAATTGAATCATATTCTAAATTTGCAAGAGGAGGCTCTAACACATCACCTGCTAGAACAGTAAATACTACTATCAGGGAAGTAGCTAAAAAATTACAAGAAATTGAACAATTAATAAATTATACAGGTAGATTAAAAAACGAATCAGGAATGACAAGGGCCGAATATGGAAAGTCTACTCACACAGCATTAAATAAGATTTCAGAACGACTATTAAAGATTTCTGAACGTGTTAGAAGATTAGGAGAATAAGATGTCTAAAGCATTACTAGTAGAATATATGCCATTTAAACCACTTTCACCATTAACTGAATCCGATGGAGCCAAATTTGGTGTCCCTGGTGGAATGGTAGTACAGGGAGTATTACAAAGAGCTGGAGCAAAAAACCAGAATGGGAGAATATACCCAAAAAATATTTTAGCTAGAGAGTGTGTAAGATACCAAAAAGAATATATTGATCAACACAGAGCATTAGGAGAATTAGATCACCCAGAATCATCTGTAGTCAATTTAAATAATGTATCTCACAATGTTTTAAAAATATGGTGGGAAGGCGATAATCTTAAAGGAGCAGTACAAGTATTAGATACTCCTGCAGGAAATATATTAAAATCACTATTTAAATCAGGGATAACATTAGGAATATCTAGTAGAGGTTTAGGAAGCGTAAAAGAATTATATAAAGAATCAGCAGTTGAAGTTCAAGAAGACTTTGAATTAATATGTTGGGACTTTGTATCTAATCCATCAACGAATGGAGCTTTTATGAAACCAATGTTTGAGTCAGTAAATAAAATGAATGTAATAAACAAATATGGCAAAGTAAATGAAATTATAACATCAATACTTTGCGATGATGGAAAATGTAGGATATAATTATGAATATTAGAGCACTAATGGAAGCACTAGAAAGTGAACCTGTACAGGTAACAAAAGAACAGAAAAAAGCCTTTATGGAAGCAATTCGAGGCTTTTCTCAATTAGGAGAAGGCGTATATGGAAAAACCAATTTAAAAGAATTGTGTGAAAAGGTAAAATATATGGTCGAAACAGCAAACCATGTAACACTTTCAGAAGGAGATTGGTTTGATGGGATGACTGTTAACAGAAACATGAAAGAAATAGCAAATTCATATAAAGTATTCGAAAAGACAGCACAAGAAATGTCAGTACTAAGAGAAAGATTTGAAGCTGCATTTGAAGATATTGGAAGAGGATTAAATCGATATTTTGAAATGGATTCCTAGGATTGTTGAAAAAAATTTATTATATTATATAAAAGGTAAGAGAATGTCAAATGTCAATAACATGTATAGAAAATTTTTCGGGTTTAAGAAAATAAATGAATCGCCAGAACTAGAAGAAGCAGATTTATTAAATCATATGACTGATTATAGAGGAGGTGTAGTTTACCAATTACATAATCCAGCAACAGCACTTGATGTAAGAAAAGACATACAACAATTTGCAGCAAAAAAGAAAATGCATATTATTAGAACACAATTTAATGATGCAAAAGGATTAGGGTTCTTTCATTTTAGGTTAGGAGAAGACCCAGGAAAAGAATCACAAAGAATACAAGGATTTATAAGTCAGTTACCAGAAGTAGCAAGATTTAAATTTACTACAGGACAGCCTACACAAGCACCACCAGATACACCTTCACCACAAGTACCACCCACAGATATCGTATGATAATAATTAAAATAAGTTACAATGAATAAAAAAAACAGAATGAGTAAAAAACAAAAACAACACCTATCGATAGCCCCAGGACATGGCATCAGTACTAAAGTCGTAGAAAAAGATATTAACTTTGCATTAAGGATTTGGAAAAGAAAATTAAAAGATTCTGATGTTTTAGTAAACTTTAAAGACAGAAGAGAGTTTATAAAACCAAGTGTAAAGAAAAGAAAACAAAAAATTGATGCAATATATACACAAAAAATACAAAACTTGCACATAGACGATTAAATTTTTTCATATTATAATAATAAGTCCTATCAGAAATGTTAGGACTTTTTTACTGTTTTTTCAAACTACTCCATATTTATTGTAAATACGTTATCAATCTATATAACGTCAACAAAAATTAATTATTCTATTAAGATTCCAAATAATCTTATTTCCAAAAAAAAAATTTAAGGAGAACAAAAATGGCAAAATCAGATTTGCTAAAAGAAGCGATTGCGGACGCTAAGGCCGTTAAAGAAACCGCATTAGCAAACGCAAAAATTGCATTAGAAGAAGCTTTTGCTCCAAGGATTCAATCAATGTTATCAACTAAATTAGCTGAAGACGAAATGTACGAAGATGAAGAAGAATCATATCCAGAACAATTGGAACCAGAAGTGGATCCAATGGCCATGGAAGGTGAAATGGACCTCGAAGCTGAATTAGGTGGCGCGGAAGAAATTCCGTTAGATGATCTAGGTGCCGAAGCAGGTATGGAAGATGATCTAGGTGCCGAAGCAGGTATGGAAGATGATACATCTATTACGATAGCTGGACAACAATATGAATTAGTGCCAGCTGGCAGTAATGAAATTGAAGGAGAGCTTGACGCAGGTGAAGAAATTATCGAACCATCAGAAGAAGTACCAGCACCTGTTGATGATCTTGAACTTGAATCTATTATTAGAGAGTTAGAAGAAGACTTAAATGAAGATGCCTCTGTTGATGGCGAAGAAGCTAGCACAGATGCAAAAATTGAAGTTGAAGAAGGATATGATGTCGGAAGTGAAGAGCCAGATGGTAATCAAGAAGATTTTAACATTGATGAAATCATTGAATCTATTTTATCTGAAGAAGATGCAGAAGAAGCAGAAGAAGCACCAAAAGGTGAAGCAGATGCAGAATTAGTAGATGAATCGGTAACTGAAGATCTTAAAGAAGCTTATGACACGATTCATTCACTTCGACACACAATCAACGAAGTCAATCTTTTAAATGCAAAACTTCTTTACACTAACAAATTATTTAGGAACTTCGAGCTTAATGAAAATCAAAAAATGAAAGTAATTGAAAATTTTGATAGAGCTGGGACAACTAGAGAAGTAAAATTAGTGTTTAGTACATTAGCAGAAAGTTTCAATGTGCCTGTTAAAAAGCGCAAAATGGTAAAAGAAAGCTATGCTTCCAAACCATCTGGAACTACTGCACCGAGTAAGAAAACGAAACAAATTATTAACGAAGGAAATGAATTAGCTAACAGATGGAAGAAATTAGCTGGTTTATTACCTAATAACTAAAGAAAAGGAAAGAAATAATGAAAATATCATCATTATTAGAAGACAATAATCCTTCCCAAAGAAATCAATCTAAAGGTTTGGTATCAAAATGGGAAAGAACTGGTCTTCTAGAAGGCCTAAAAAATGAAACCGAGCGAGCAGGAATGGCACAACTTCTTGAAAACCAAGCTAGACAGTTGGTTAGAGAAGCGTCAGGTACTGGCACAGCACAGGGATCAGAAGAATGGGCAGGGGTAGCTCTTCCATTGGTAAGAAGAATTTTTGCAGAGTTTGCTGCTAAAGAATTCGTTTCTGTACAACCAATGAATCTACCATCAGGTCTAGTATTTTACTTAGACTTTAAATACGGAACAGCACAGCCTGGGTTTACTAATACAAATGCCGGCACGAACAATCCATTGAAATTTGGTTCGCCAAATGCCGATAATTCAATGTTCGGTGTTACTTCGGATGCAGCAGATGCTAGCGGCGGTCTTTATGGCGCTGGTAGATTTGCTTATTCTATTAACGAAGTACTTGCAGGAAGTGATTTAGTAACTATAGCAAATGCTACATCAGCATCTGTTAATTATGACGGAAACATAACTAGTCTTACGGACTTTGCAACTAACTATCAAGTAATATCATTTCCAACGACATCTTTAACTAGATTTGATGACACAGCTGTTAGATCATTTGTGTTGACAACAGGATCAGCTGGTACATTTACAAGCTATCCAGCATATACTAGATTAAATGGTGGAAACATTGATTTTGTTGTAACAGGTTCTGGCGCAGTATTAGCTGCAGGCGGATATACTTGTTCATTCAGTCAACAGCCAACGGATGTAACTAGAGGTGATTTTGAAGATAGCGATCCATTCAAAGGTTCCGGTACTGGTACTGGTATTGATGACGGAACGGATATTGATATCCCAGAAGTTAACCTTGAAATGCAGTCAGACCCAATTGTTGCT